GTCAATGGTCACAACTCTATACTCAGCGCCGTAGCCGCGAACTGGGCAGTTTTGAATATAAATGCTGGAATCTGGCCGGATGCTGGTCTGCGGTGATTGTAAAACTATAGTAATTGTAGAACCTGCGGCGAGCCCACTGGCAGTCAATGAGTTTAATGGCACTGTGGTTCCGTCATCATACGGTATTTTTCTCACCAATGTTAGCTTTTTGGTAACACGATTCCAAGTATAGTTTATGTAGCCACCAAACATGGTCATGGCCAGCTCTTGGTATTGTGCAAACAATTCATAGCTCAGCAAACCGCCAACACGGCCAGCCACCAACATGTAAGTATTTAAGTAGCCCGAAGAGAACGGTTCAAATTGACTGGCTGTGGATCCGGGAGAAGCGCCAATGCCTCTGCGGAAAATCTGCCTAACTTCCATGATGTAGTTGGGCAAAATATATTCTTGTACATTGGGAATCAAGTCTAAGAATGCGTAACTTTCTTCCACTGCATTTTGTGCCTTTTGGCGATACTTTATCAATGCTTGTTTGATGGCCAGATCGTAGTGTTCTTTGTCCAGCTCGATGTCTACGATTTGATCGCCCAGTCTCAAACGAATGTAATCAATCATGTCATTTCTGAGCTGATTGAGTGTTTGAATTTGTGGGTTGGCTGCAATTGCACTCTCGGTGCTGATGGAGCCTGGGCCGCCTAAGTCTTGTGTTCTAAGGCTAAAGTCGCCTTTTAAGTCGGGTTGAATAACTGTTGACATATGAAAAGAGTCCTATTAACCATATTTAGCTAATAGAACTCTTTATGTTATGCAACTTTGAGTAACACAATGTCTGTGCTGATTCGACCGTTCATTTTAGTTTCTGTGGCTTTGATCTCGTCAAGAAATTTGCGCAATTGAATCTTGCCCGATTTTGCAAAATCTTTGAGAGTGTCAGCCGGTTTACGCAATGTTTTGCACACTGACTTGGCCTCGTCAAATCCCACCAAGCTGGTGCCTTTTACTCCCAAAGGTCCTTGTATGTTGTCTGCAATATATTTGCCCAGCTTGCGAGTTTTGATGTTGTACACCCACAACTCATTTGCTCCAATAATATCAGCAGGATTCATACTGACCAGTTTCAATACTAGGTCAGTTTTGCAGTACTTGAGTTTGGCTATGACCTTTTCTTTACTAGGTGCTTTCTTAACTCTGGCTTTCTTTGTGGCTTTCTTTACGCCGCGGTACTGTTCAACCGCGGCCAGCAGTGCGTCGATCCACGCAATAATCCGCTTGAAATCAGCGGCCTTATAGTGTTTATATCCCTCAGTCAATTGAGCGTCTTCTTTGCTCTGTGCTGCCTCAAGTTCAGCTCGTCGGGCAGTAAACAATGTTTCGTACTTGCCCAATTGGCTTTGAACCACATTGTTGCCGGTCAAGAAGTCATAGGGCTTGAATGCTGTTTTATTATTCAAACAGACATCGTCGTACATGCCCTCAAGCTCTCCGATAATTTCGCTGGTTTTCTCATTGAGACGGTCTTGAATGGTAGGGGTGTATGCTTTTACAGCTGAAGAAGTTATTTCAACTGCTTCGGGTTCTGCTTCTGAAATTGCCGCACGGATAACTTGTTTTAGGAAGTCAGTGTGTCGTGTACGGAAAATCATTCCCTGACGGCGGGCCATAATCAAACTACAGGCTGTCATTGGAATTGCACGATCCGCTGCACGATCAAATGCCTTGACTTCTTCTTTGGTAAACTCAGTGGGCATGGTTTTAAGCCATTCTACCACATACTTCTTACAATCCTTTTGATTGTAGTAATAATTGTAGTAGTAGAAGCTACGGCGAAGGAAGTTATCAAACTCACTGTCTTCCCATTCTGCGGATTCTTCTGGCCATTCGGGCTCGCCGCCAGTGTATTTTTCGTCTGCAAATGCTGCATTACGAACTTTGGGTGCTTTAATTTTAATCTTGATGCCGGCTACTGTTGCCATATGCTTGCTCCTTTTTAACACGGCCAATACGACCTGCTTTATTCCAATCGTAGACTTGACCGTCTGGGGTCAATCCCTCACTGACTGAGTCTACACCAAATTTACCACATACTTCAAAGTCTGGGCCTTTGATGGTCACAAATTCGTTCATCATCTTGGCAACATTCATCGCTTCACCGAGTGTGAGCGTTTTGAATGTTTCTTCTTTTCCTATTATTTTGTACATACTTGTATTGTAGCATCAGCACGAATTACCGTCAACCAAATTGGAGGGCGGACATTACTACCCATTGGTCAAGTGTATGTATGCAGTCCTTGAGACTATTTTCTAATTCTGTATACTTTGGTGTTACTTTTTTGAGGCGTCTGCATTCCACGCTTTCTCGATCCAATGCCACAAGTGCATACTTGCAATTTATGTAGAACTTATACAGCTGACTTTTTGCCCGGGCGTTTTTGGTAGTCTGCACTATTTTGAACAGTTCTTCAATTTGATCCTTGTACTCTTCCATAACAGTAATTATACTGTCTTTGGATTTTATCGTCAATCCTGCCATAAATACTACATTAGCGAGACCATATATGCCAAGACTCAGCATGTGGCGTGAAAACCACAGTAACGATTACAATTTTTTTGATAAACGCATCAGCGAAGAATTCACCATAGGTGGAACGGGCGTTTTGCTGCACAAGTATCTTGGACCGTTGGCTCAAGCAAATGCGTATCCCACTACCAACAGCACCAGCATCAATTCTAGAACTTTAACTTTTGCCAATGTTGCAAATTTTGAAGTAGGACAAACTGTGGGCGGGATTGGTATACAAGCCAACACTGTAATTTTTAGCACCAATGTCACTGCAAATACTGTTACCATTACCAGCAATGTAACTTCTACTATTAGCTCGGGCATGCCCATCAGCATTTATTGGAATGACGCTACTCAGCCAAATTACACCAACGAAAGTGCATTGAATATTCAAGACTTGTTGTTTTTGGAGAACAGAGATCGCAAGTACGATACCAGTGTATATGTCATGCGCGGCATCTATACGGTCAGCGACAACGACTGGGACTTGAGTCAATTTGGATTACTACTCAGCACTGACACTATTGTAATGACCTTCCATCTAAATGACTGCGTGGCCATGATTGGTCGTAAGTTGTTGAGTGGTGATGTGGTAGAATTACAGCACAAGAAAGATTATTATCCGTTGAACGCAGACATTCCTGCTGTGCTTAAAAGATTTTATGTGGTGCAAGATGTTACTTTTGCTGCTGAAGGTTTTAGTCAGACTTGGTGGCCACATTTAATTCGTGTAAAATTAACACCAATGGTCAACGCACAAGAATACAAAGACATTCTTAATAACATTAGTTCAGGCGACGAAGCAAATACACCGCTGGGAGAAATTATGACCAACTTCTCCAAGTTGAATGAAATCAATGATGCTATTATTAGACAAGCAGAAATAGATGTGCCTACCAGTGGATATGACACTGATCCCTTATATGTAGAACCACTGCGAGCAGATGGAGGACCAGGTGATCCAATTGGTACTAGAACCGATAATACTTTATTGACCACAGACAGCACTGTTACATTGACAGATTCAGGATTGGTAACTCCCAACGCCACTATACCTGCTTATTTGGGTGGGGACGGTTTGGCTCCGGATGGCTGGCCTGTGACTGCCAGTACCAGCTTCCCAACGCAACCAATCACCGGTGCATATGTACTTCGCACCGATTATGTGCCAAATCGTTTATTTAGATTTGATGGCCGTCGTTGGACTAAAATTGAAGATGCAGTAAGAACCAATCTTACTCCTGGTCCAAATAACCAAACACAGCGCAGTATTTTTGTCAACGATACTTCTACATTCACTGATGTCGAAGGCAAAACACAACCAACAAGACAAAGCCTTAGCAAGGCACTGACACCCAAGGCAGATAATTAATGGCTCTCCAACAATTTTTTTATGACCAACAAATCAGAAGGTTCATCATACAGTTTATTCGTATGGTCAGTAACTTCCAAGTTGAATTTGGCAAAGACAGCGGAGGCGTGACTGCACTACAAAGAGTGCCGGTTGTCTATGGCGACAGTAGTAGACAAGTTGCAGCCATACTCACACAAAATAGTGAAAACTTTTTGCGCACTGTGCCGGCCATGGCGGTATATATCAATGGATTAACCTACGACAGAGATCGAGTGCAGAATCCAACTTATGTTAATAAGATGCAAATACGCGAGCGCTATTACGAACCCAGTACCGGCGACTACAGTACCCAACAGGGCGATACTCTAACAGTAGAGCGGTTAATGCCTGTGCCTTATAGCCTGACATTAAAGTTAGACATTTGGACCAGCAACACTGAACAAAAATTACAGATATTAGAACAAATCTGTACATTGTTTAATCCAGCATTAGAAATTCAAAGTACTGACAATTATATTGATTGGACCAGTTTGAGCTATGTGTTACTCTCAGATATTCAATGGACCAGTAGAAGTGTTCCCGTTGGCACTGAAAATCCCATAGATGTTGCTACCTTGAGCTTTACTTTGCCCATTTACATCAGCAGTCCTGCGTTGGTCAAACGCATGGGTGTTATCCAGAAAATTATTGCCAGTATCTATGATGCCAATGGTGATATAGATCAAGCTATCTATGACGAAACCAGTTTATTAAGTAGACAGTATCTAACTCCATTGCAATACGGTGTTATTTTACTAAACAATCAATTGAGTTTGGTAAGATATGACGAGCCCACTACCAATCCAATCGGCGAACAAGTTGTCAAGAAAATTACCGCGAATACTGTGGCCAACACTACCATAGTTGTGTCTAGTAGCCAATATGTCGAACCAGGCATGGTGGTATCTGGCAGCGGCATCACAGGTAATTGCGTGGTATTGAGTGTTGCTGGTAATACTGTTACTACCAATAAACTGATCACAGCCAATGTCAACAATCGAGTAACATTTACTCTGGTATCCAGTTATACCGGCACCAGCGAAAAATGGCGCGACTTGGTCAATGTGTATGGTAACTTGACCAATGGATCCAGTCAAATCAAATTGGAAATGGCGGACGGTAATGAAGTAGTGGGCACAGTGGCTTATCACCCGCAAAACGAAAATGTATTGTTATGGACTGCAGATATTGATACAATACCTGTTAACACGCTGACTGCAATCACTGCTATTATTGATCCCGAGAGATCAAGACCAAATGCAGACTTGGTTGCTCCGACTGCGGGTACTAGATATTTGTTGGTCAATGACTACATTACTGCACCAGGTGCAGCACCCACTTACAACTGGAACAGTCTCGACGATGTACCACTAGTAGCGTATGCCAATGATATTATTGAATTCGACGGCGCATATTGGAGAGTGAGTTTTGACAGCAAAACTGCCACAACCATAGAGTATGTTACTAATTTGACTACTTCGACACAATATCAATGGACAGGCGACACTTGGGTCAAGAGCTACGAAGGGCCTTATAAGGCAGGACAATGGCAGCTAATTCTTTAAACAGCAGTTGTGGTGCATTAATTTATTGCACCAAAACAAATAGATATCTATTTTTATTGCGTGATGGCAGCAAGTTTGCCAACACTTGGGGTATTGTGGGCGGAAAGATAGAACGAGATGAATCCGTACTAGAGGGATTGCAGAGAGAGATTCGAGAAGAGCTGGGTGGAGAAATAAACGGAGCCAGAGTAATTCCAATTGAGCAATACACCAGCGAACGCAATAATTTTGTCTATCATACTTTTTTAATTAAAGTAGATGAAGAATTCACGCCCGAGCTTAATAATGAACACAAAGGCTATTGTTGGGTCAAGTTAGACGACTACCCCAAACCATTACATCCAGGTGTGTATAGAACTTTTAAGTTTGCTGCAACTAGAGAAAAAATTAAAGTATTAGAACAATTAAGTTGATCCTAAATCAACTTCGCTGACGAATTGTTGCCAGCCAATGTGTCTAAGATTACTGGCGTACTTCCATTGTTCTGGCATATTGTGGCTAGACGAAGGCATCACCCTAATAAATTCAATATTATTGTAAGTGTTAAAAATTTCCATGCACTGGTCTTCCCACTTGATAGATTCCACATGAGCTGTTTTTGCAGCATAACCATTTGTGCCAGCGTAAACATTATTATTCCAAGTAGTGCTTTCGTGACCATCAAATCCCATAAAGTAAACATGATTATGACCATCAAATGCCGCAAGATATAGTGCAGTTGGACCAGCATAAAAATTAGGATCAAACGGAATTAGATGAAATTTGTCAGGATAAGTCAATACATTTTTTGAACCAGTGACCACAATATTATTTGGAGCATATTCTGAATCAACTACTTCTTTGGCAATTACCGGATGTTTAACTACTAGTATGTGTGTTGCATACTCTCGATGCAATGCATTACAGCCGTAGGTTGTTAATTTTTTACTGGCATGCAAGCCACCTCGATGCATTGTAAATAGATTAAAGTCAACTGGGTAAGTCAATCTGCTAATGCCATTACCAAACACCAGTGCATGACCTGTGTGTTGAGCGCCGATGGTGTTGGGTATCCATTCTCGAACTTGATCAACTTGCCCTTTAGTTTTTGTAGTCAGATGAACCACAAACTCACCAGTATAATCGCGACGAAATTTTTTTTCCATTAAAATCTTCCTACAACAATTTCAATAAGTTTTAATTCATCATTAGGAATAGTTTCAATTGATTTGCCTATAATACATCCAGGTTGAAATCTGGCAGGATTAATTTTCTGTGCGGTGCCCGGTTTAAGACCAGTAACCAACACTTCACCTTTATTTATCGGGCCTTGTACTAAACACGGAACACGACCTGTCAACGCCACTGGTAATCCTTGCACTTCGCTGTTCATCAAGTAGGCCGGATTAGTTGATATAACCCCTGCCACTCTGGTATCGTGCGCTGTGCTGGTAACTGTAATTTCTTTAGAGCCACCGAACACAACCACTGTGCCGGGCGGATAATTGTCATCGGCTATATAAATTTCTGCCAAGTCAGCATATTGTGCTGTTGTTGCTTTGGCAAACACAGTGTTGAATGTTGCACCAGTGGCACCGATGTTACCAGTACCAGTTGTGCCTCCATTAATGATGGCAGTAACCGGGCTACCCGTAATAGTATGTGCTCCAGAACTCAATGCGCCGCCGATTGTAGCAGTAGCATTGACTGTCA